ATAGTCAGTTTTAGTATGACGTGTCACACCTTTACTTGGGCGTGTGACTTCTCCTTCGTTCATGTGTTCGTCGCATGTACCGGCTTCGCACATAGCGCACTCAACGTGCTGTGGCAAGCCTTTGTGTTTTGTACTAGCAAAGTCTTTGGCATCTTTCTTACCCATGTCTTTAGCAACCTTAGCAACTTCGGGGCTAGCGGCTTTTTCACCTTTTTGTGCGGCGTGGACCATACCCATAAATTTTTGTTGTGCTTTGCTTACTGCTTTTTCTTCGATTGGCTCTTCGCTTAATGCACCTTTAACGTCACCACGTACAAGTTTACCCACGTCACGTGCAACGTCTTTAACACCATATGGTTTTTGTTGCTGTTGTTGTTTAATTTTTTGTGCAGATGTTTTTAACATAGCATCTAGTTCAGCACGATTCATTTCGTCTAGTTTAGTCTTTAGTCGAGCTTCAACAGCATCAACACCTTCAATGATGGAACCTTGTGCTTCAACGCTTTCGCGAATCTCTTTAACAAGAGCAAAACGCTTTTCTTCTGGAGTTGGTTTTAGTGCTTCCAACTTGCCTAGGATGGAATAGATATTATCGTTTGGATGATTCTTGCTCATGTTAATTGCCTTTTGGTTTACGGTATACTACATTTTGTTTTGTGCCAACTGGACTAGTGTCACCTGTATTGTCCGCGGACATTACACCAGACTTGTCGCCTTCGGCAGCAAATTCAAACTTACGTGATTCTAATTCTTTTAATAAACTTCCGATACGGCTTTGGCCTGCTAGTTCTTGAGCTCCTGGCTCATCTTTTAATTCGGTTTCGTCTAGTAGTGCGCCTTCATGGTCTTGACCACGGGCTTCTGCTTCTTCAGTATCAATCGATTCATTTAAATTACGAACGCTAATCCAATCAACATTGATACCAGCACGTTCTTTAATAAGCTGACGCACTAAAATGTTAGTTGTTGGGTATGCTAATTTTACATCAAATTGGTATGCTTCGCAAGGACCGCCCCATTGTGGGAACTCACGGTGCTCTTGGATTGGTAAACTTTTTACTGTAGATACGCTCTCAAGTTGATATGTATCAAGAGCGTTTTTAATACGTTCCATAACTTCGCCTACTGGGTTAATTCCAGCTAACTTAACGCGAAATTCGCTTGGCTTGCTTAATTCAAAAATGTATGTCTGAAATGGCTTCATCATAATAATCCTGTATATTGTATATTTAGCCCAGGCGGGTTATTTGCCTTGCTTGTTAGCAAGTATCTGTTTTAATAAATCGTTGCGATCTAGCACTACACCTTCCCCGGGAATAGCTTCTTCTGCAGGATCTTTTGTATCTTTTTTGATTTGATGGTCCAATTTAGCTTTAGCTAATTGTAGCTGAACCATTTTTAGCTTTTTATCTAGTTTAGCTGTCTTGGCTGTGATAGCGTGTCCTAGCATTACACTAGCTGTTTGTAAAATAACGCCGCTAAATCTCGGTTCCACATTCATACCTAGATCTATTAGATCTTCGGCTTTGTCTTGTGCTAATTTAGCTAGTTCATCTAACTCTTTATCGCCTGTGTCTAAATCGTGTACTGTTGGGAGCGCCGCATCAATTCTATCTATGGCGCTGTCAACATCAGTGATTAATTCACGATTTTCAGCAATAGTTTGCTCAGTTTCTTCTGGGGTAATATCGGGGGTAGGTAAGTTAAATAACTCTTCTAATTTTTTAGTCATACCAATATTTATTTGCCGCGACCTTGGGCGAAAATCATATCTTCCGTTACTACCCGAAAGGTTAATCCGTGTGCTCGACACCATTGACGTGCGGCTTCCCATTTTGCCATGTTAAGCACAGCACTAGCTTGGTCGCGTATATTTTTAGCACCCTCTAATGTAGTTTCTTTTTTGGGTTTGATTTCTACAACCTCGGCTTTTTGGTTACCGTGTGCATCTTGGTACGTTATTAAGAAATCTGGAACGTATATTGTATTTTTTCCAGTTAATGGATTACGATAGTTAATATGTACTGCTTCGCTTGCCCAATTAATAATGTTTGGGTTATTGTCGCAGAATTGCATAAACACAAATTCCCAACTTGAACGATAAGTTGGTGTTTTGTTCCCTACATACTTTTCTGGATTTTGTAGTTGAAATTTGCCTTGGGCGTATTTTGACATTACAGTAGAATACTTCTAGTTATATATGGACTTGTTGCCTTACTACCGTTATTGATACCTAGGCTACTGGTTGGAACCCGGCTGACATTTAAGAACGCTGCCAGGTAAGCATTTAATTGTCCTTTAGGCAAACTTTCAAATTGTGCCAATACCGACATTGGCTCAAGATTTTGCGCCATAGCTGTATATAATACTGCGCTGGCTAAATTATTTGCCGCTGTTATATTTTGTGTGTACTGCTGAAAGAATGCAACAATAGCATCGTTAGTATTACTGCTAACATTAAACGGTGTAGAATAAAAATTATTAAAATACTTTGATGCTTTATTACTAGACGAATTAGAAGATAAATCTGGACCTTGTGTATTTGTTGCTGTAGTAACTTGATTCATTTATTACTCCTCAATGTTAGGCGCAACATAATTGTTACCAACCGACGAACCGCCAACAATTGAGCCAGACCAATCGCGAACAGCAAACGGAGTATTTTGTTGTAAGTTTAATAAACTGTTAGGAGTTGTTAAATTAGTCCATGCGGTACCTACCGGAGATAACAATGAACCGACTTGTCCTGTTAATGTTGCGCCAGGTGTGTCGCCAAATGCTAACCCCGTATTAAGATTTTTCAGTCCAGTATCAATGCCAGTGGCAATGGTGCCCGATATGCCTTGCACAGCCGATGCAATACCTTGATTAAGTAAATTCATACCAACACCCAATACTAAAGCGGTTGCCATATTTTCTACTGTCTTAAGTGCTTGGTTTGGATTTGCGATTGCGCTTGCGGCCATACCAACGATACTTGTACCTTGTGGACCTAATCCTGCGGCAATACCTCCCATAACACCAGATGCTAATTGACTTGTAGCTGACCCTGCTAGGCCAATACCTGCCGCTCTTAACTGTTGACTCATTAGTGCGCTACCAGTAACACCTTGTGTTAGACTACCTAGACTCGGTATGCTATAGCCGCCGCCAACACCAGCACTTGCGCCAAGTGTAACTTGGTTTAGTAGAGCAGGAATACTACTTGATGGATTAATACTTGCGGCATTTAGCGCGGCATCAGTACGCATCATTGGCATAATTGCTGTTTGGGCATTTGCCAAATCTGTTATCTGACTTGAATTGGTTTGAGATTGTGGGACTGATGCGCTTGGACTCGGTTTAGTATCGTAATGTAAATCAATGAAGCCCCCGGCTGTATTTTGTGTTACTTTGCCTTCGAGATACTTCACTGTTTCATACTGCACAGTCATGTCGGTGTGTAAGAATTCATTAACTGACACGTCGTGATCGCCATGTTTAAAACTTGTAATAAGCGGATTAACCAATTGGTATTCGCTAAAGTTACCTTGATATAAACTATAAATGCGGATAGCTTGTATATACTGATATGGCTGTGTACCATTTGCGTTATTGTAACCTACTGCTGGACGTGGGCTATATCCCCAATCTAATGTCGGGCGACTTTGGTATTTGTGTTGTGCCGCATACGTTGCATCGGCATAATCTGGATCACGATAGAAGTAGCTGTAGTAATCATACCAAAATTGTTTTACATTATCTGCTTGGTCATCACGAAAAGAAATAGTCACCGGGTCGTAATTAATTTTATTTTGTACAATATTCTTACGGTTGTAAGCATTATGTACTTTAGCATCAATTGTAAATTTTGGTAGAGAAACGCTTTTAACAATCATACCCAATTCTTGTGCGGCTTGATTGCTAACTTGTGTAATCAGTGGGTTGAAATCAAACTCGACATAAAATAGAAAACCATACTTAGGACTTAGACGGAAATTACTGTCTGTGTAAATTCTTGCCGCGTGTTGGTAGTCGCGTAAGATAGTTTGCGGTTGCTGTTGACTCATACTAATATTTATCCAATAAAAAAACCCGGGTTTTAATCCGGGTTTAATTTAGTTTGGTTTTATTAATTTACAGAATCACCAGGAGTCATGCTTACTACTGTTGTTCCAACGCCGCCACCAACTGTTTGGATAGCATTGTCAAACTTAATAGTTAACGCGATTTGCACTGGATCATTGCTCTTATAGTCCATGCTACCCCAGTCAACTTGACTTAGGAAGCAACCATCTAACTCCCATGCTTCTAATACTGTTGGAGCAACTGTACCATTACCACCATCAAGCATTTCGTATGTTAATTGGAACTTGTAGTTAATACCACTAGCCGCACTAGCTTGTTCCATAAAGTCATACTGTTTCTGAACTTGTTGACCAACTAACTTACTAACTGCGCCAGTAGCGTCGTCACGTAGGTTAATTGTTGTTTCTTGCCACTCTGGCTTACCTTGTAAGTATACCTTTGAGTTGTAAACATCAAGTGTAATTGGTGTAAAGTTTACGTTTGGACGCTTAATATCAACAACTTGCTTAGTCAACTCGTTTGTTTGATTGCTAATACCAAAGTTAACAAAGTTCGCACGGAAGCGATATTGTAACTTAGGCATTAACAGACCTTGGCTGTCTGCTGATTGGTTGTTCGCTAACGGAACTGTAAATTTACTTAAACTTGCTACGGCCATAATAT